GCCATCTTTTTACGAAAATAGGATTTAGCCTCCCTCCCCTATAGGGGGATAGGGACTCCGGTCGCTCGGCTGTAAACTGGAGTTATGACAGGCAAAAAAAAGACCTACAACAAAGAAAAGACAAAAGAAAAGAAAAAAACGACCGGACTCTCCGGCTCGCTGCGGAGGCCGAGACTACGGCTCCGAAAGCTCCCGTCGAGGCGGTCCCGGAAACTCCGTTCCGGATAGGCGCTCGGGCGAAAAAGTTCTAGGCCTCTCCTAATTAAAGAGCTCGAGGAATACGGCGAATTAACTCACATCGACAAGATTCAAGCGGCGCGACTCTGCGAGTATTACGCGGAATTCGTAAAGCTGACAAAGGTAATTTACAAGAAAGGAGCTCACGACGAGCTCGTTAGTAACAAGGGCGAGAAGTATTTCGCGAAACGGCCGGAGGCCGGACGGCAGGAAACGATCGCTCCCGAGATTTTACGGATCGAAAAAGAGCTCGGACTCACTCGAAAGACTCGAGCGGGACGGAAAAAGCTCCGGCGGATAGACGATGATAAGGCGCGTTTGTTCGGTGGTAAATGAAAGAATGGAAAGGAAAGCCGAGAGATTGGGGCGTTTATAGAGACGTCCCGGTTTGCAAATGGGTTGAACTCGCAAGGGAGAGACAGGTTCGCGACCTACAAAGATACCTCGACCGCGATCCGGAGTTTCCCTATTACTTTGACGAGGAGGAGGCCGATCGCGCTGTTTGGTTTTTCTCCCAGCTCCGACACTCTAAAGGAAAGAAATTCGCGGGACGACCGTTTGACCTGGCCGACTGGCAAGAGTTCGATATTATCCGGCCGCTGTTCGGTTGGCGGAGGAGAGTCGACGGGACTCGACGTTTTAGAAAGGCTTTTATTTTACTCCCGAGAAAGAACGGGAAATCGACTCTCGCCTCCGGGATCGCGCTGTTTGGTTTAGTTGCAGATAACGAGCCGGTCGCTGAAATCTACTGCGCGAGCACGAAAGAGGCACAATCTAAGATCGTTTGGAAAGAGGCGCGGCGAATGGTTAAGAGCTCGCCGCTGCTCGCGGAGGAGGTCGACTGTTACGCGAAAGAGCTCCGATGCGAACGTTTTGATTCTGTTATGGTCCCTCTCGGCCGGGACTCGGACTCTCAAGACGGGTTAAATCCTCATTTCTCGATACTCGACGAAATTCACGCAATGAAAACAAACGAGATGATCGGAGTCCTGGAGTCCGGGACAGGTTCTCGCGACGAGCCGCTGATCTGTATGATTTCGACGGCTGGTTTCTTCCTGGAGGGTCCTTGTCGGGAGGAGCAACGATACAGCGAACAAATCCTCGACGGCCGTCTCGAGAATGAGGCTTATTTTCCGTACCTCTGCACCGTCGACGACGTCGAGAAGTGGGACGATCCGGTCGAATGGCAAAAAGCGAATCCAAATCTCGGGATTTCGGTAAATATCGAGGACTTTCAGGAGAAATACAAAGTCGCTCGGGATATGCCGAGCAAACGGAATAATTTTCTACGTTAAAAACTTAAATATTTGGTGCGAGGGAGTCTCGCGCTGGATTTCAATGGAAAAGTGGAACGGTTGCGGCGGTCCTATTGACTGGACAAAGCTAAAAGGAAAGCGATGTTTTCGCGGGTCTCGATCTCGGTATTACTCAGGATATAACGGCTTTCGTTATGGCTTTTCAGGACGAAGGAGAGCCGACGGAGCTCGAGGACGGGACTCTCGTTCAACCGCCGATCTATGTTATGGGCCGTTATTGGTGTCCGGAGGAGGGTTTACATCGAAAATATCAAGAGGATGGCGTTAACTATCCGGAATGGGCCCGGGATGGCTGGATAACTACAACTCCCGGAGGGACGACGAGATACGACTTTGTTAGGCGAGATATTAACGCGCTCGCGGAGGAGTTCGAGATCGCGGAGATCGCCGTCGACAGGGCTCACGGACACGAATTGATGGTACAACTCGCCGACGACGGTTTCGACGTAGTTAAACACGCGCAATCTATGATGGCGATGACTTTTCCTTGCAGATCGACTGAGGAGCTAATTCTCGAGGCTCGACTTAAACACGGAGACGATCCGGTCCTCCGCTGGATGGCGGGTAACTGCGCGGTAGTTCAGGACGGAAACGATAATATTAAAATTATGAAAGACAAGAGCGGCGATCGCGTGGACGGGATGGTCGCTCTCGTTATGGGAGTCGGGCGGCTGTTAATCGCTCCGGAGCCGACGAATTTTGTCTATAATAACCGGGGGATTTACGTCGCATAATGAGAGGCTTTAAACTTAAAAAGGATATTTATATCCAGGGAGTTCTATAAATTGGCTAATAACAACACTCAAGCACTAGAGCGAAGCGTCGACGAGGAGCTCGGGACTCCCGACGTTTTACATGATTTTTGGTATAAATTTATAGAGGAAAGCTCGACACACGCGGGGCAGGTTGTTAATCCTATCTCGGCGGAGCGGTCCGCGTCCGTTTATGCCTGTATACAGGGGATTTCGGAAACTATCGCGATGCTCCCGATCTCTATTTTCGAGGAGCTCGACGAAAAAACCAAGAGAGCAACGAGGGATCATCCAGTTTTCAAGCTCCTCCGCGATCCTAATCCCTGGAACGACGACTTTCAGTTTATGGAGACGATGCAATCGAATCTCTTAACTCATGGGAATTGTTACGCTCACAAAAGGATCAAGAGGTCCGGGACGATCGACCGACTTGTTCCTCTCCTCCCGGAAAGGGTCGAGGTTAAAATGATCGGAGAGAGGCTCCGCTATACCTACACCGATCCGGACTCGAAAAAGCACGTTTACTATAACGACGAGAAAAAAGGAGAAGTTTTTCACGTTAGGCACCGGAGCGCGGACGGACTCCTCGGCCGGAGTCCGATCCGAGTTGCGGCCGACACGGTCGGATTTGCTCTCGGAGCTCTAAAACATGGAAATAACCTGTTTGAAAACGGGACTTTTCTCTCCGGGCTGATCAAATCTCCTCATGCGTTTAAGGGTGACGACGAACGTCGGCAGTTTATGAACTCGCTTAAAGAGTTTATAAACGCGAAAAACACAGGAGGACTCGGCCTCTTAGAACAAGGGACCGAATACGTCCCATTTCAAATGACAGCTCGAGACGCTCAGTTTTTAGAGGCTCGAGAGTTCTCAGTCGTCGATATTGCGAGACTCTTTCGAATGCCTCCGGTAATGATTCAAGCTATGGACAAGGGGATGAGCTACGCATCGATCGAACAGCTCGCGATCTTCTTTGTCCAATATACGATCCTCCCTTGGTCTATTCGCTGGGAGAGGGCAATAAACAAACAACTCCTCGGAGCAAGTCGAAACGGCGCTTTCTATCCGAAATTCAATATCAAATCCCTCATTAGGGGCGATCTTAAGTCCGAAACGGAGGCGATTGTCTCTCAACTCCAGAACGGACTAATAACTCTTAACGAGGCTCGAGCTCTCCTCGACGAAAATCCTCACGAACACGAAATCGCGGACGAAATCCTCTTGCAACACAATCTCAGGACTGCGGATCAAATGCTGGCCGAGCCGGAGGAGGAGGTCGAGCCGGAGCCGGAGGACGATCCCGAGATCGAGGCGGTCGATCCCGACGACGTCGAGAAAGAGGACCTCGCTCGAGATGCTTTCCGATCCTTATTCGAAAGCACTATAGAGAAACTAGTCTCGACGGAGGTTCGCGCAATTAAACGAGCGATCAAGAAAAAAGGCTTCTATAAATGGGCCGACGAGTATTATCAGGCTCATATAGGGACCATCCGAGACAATCTCCTCCCCATCGCGAGGACTTTCGTCGAGATTTTAGGCATTGACGACGCGGAAACGCCTCTCGAGGAGGCTCTCGACGACTATCTCGAGGACCGGAGGGACTTTCTTTTGAATTCTCAGGCGGAGATCGGAGAGAAATCGGTCGCGGAGCTCTGTCCGAAACTAAGAAACGCGGCCTTTCATGCTGAAAACATTGTAAATCATTTTATAGGGGTCAAAAATGGAACGGCTTAAACATCGAGTTTTCTTTAATACCGAGATCAGAGCAGCGGCCGAGCCGGAGGAGGAGGGACAGCTCCCGAAACTCGCCGGACACGCTATCGTCGCGGACACAAAGGCCGAGGGCTGGGGCTGGACTGAGGAGGTCGACCGGGAGGCAATAACAAAGGCTCTCAAGAGAAAACCGAAAGTCGCCTCTCTCTGGAATCATAAAACCGATTTTCCTCTCGGGAAAACAGCGAATGCGCTCCCGGAGGACCACGACAAAAAGACCGGACTCCTTAAGCTAAAACAAGACGATCTCGGTTTAAACACCGAAACGATCCCGTCGCTGACTAGTTACGCTCGAGATTTAGTCGAGAATGTCCGCTCCGGAGTAGTCTCTCAAATGTCTTTCGGCTTTTATATTCTCGACGAGGAAATGATAAAAAGCAAAAAGGACGACGAGCTCCCTCATTTTATCATTAGAGATTTCGACCTATTCGACGTCTCTTTCGTTACTTTTCCGTTTTACAAAGAGACCGACGCGGAGCTGAAGAAGAGATTTTCGAACTCCGAGGAGCGTTTAAGAACTCGTCTCGAGGCTCACGGCGCGAAGATCGAAAACACTCCGGCCGCTCTCCGAGCTGCACAAATCCGAGAGAACTATCTTTACATTAACGGGCTGCACCTCCGGCGATTTTAGCGGGGGATTGACGATTTCGGGTTTCTAGCCTGATCCTATAATCAGAAAAAAACGAACAGAGCTCGACTTGATCGGTCCTCGATCTCCTCTGGGCTTGGCGCTGATGCGATCCGTCTGTTTCTCATTTTTCCCTTAAAACAATCGCAATCTACCTACGGAATCTATCCGGAGGCTGATTTTTATATTTGGAGAAACTGAAAAATGTATATTCAGAAATTAAAAGAACAATTAGAGAAGATTGTTCGCTCTCAAAATGAACTCCAGGAGAGCGCGGTCGACGAAAACGGCGATCCGGTTGCTTTCACTGAAGATCAACAGACTGAATTCGACAGACTTCAGGCGCGAGCCGACGAGCTGAAAAAGCAGATCGACGTGGCTGTTAAGGTCGAAGAGAACAAGAGAGCGGCTGATGATCTCGACGTCCCTGTAAATAGCTCTCCTCGTATTCAAGTTACGAGAGAGGAGGACTTTAACGAGGACGGCGAATATCGCGGATTTAAGTCGTTTGGAGAACAGCTCGGAGCTATCGCAAGAGCTGAGAAAAATCCTCGAGCCGTGGATAAGCGTCTCGAAGTTATGAACAGGGCCGCAAGCGGCGCGAATGAGGACGTCGGAGCCGAGGGAGGTTTCGCGGTTCAATCCGATTTTGCTATGCAACTTTTTAGCTCTGTTAAGGATGCCGGACAACTCGCTCCTCGTTGTAATAAAATCCCGACTTCTAAAAAATTCGGTCGTTTTAAACTCTCTTAGATGAGACCTCAAAAGCGATCGGCTCTCAATATGGCGGAGTTCGCGCTTACTGGAGAGCGGAGGCCGGTTCAACTACGGCAACGAAACCGAAATACAGACAGCAAAGAGTCGAGGCTGAGTCCCTGGCCGCTATCTATCGAGTAACTGATGAGTTACTCTCTGATGCGCCGGCGCTGCAAAGTCTCGTTTCTAAGGCGTTTACTCAGGCGATGGCTTTTCAGCTCGACGACGCAATTGTTCGCGGAGACGGAGCCGGGAAACCTCTCGGAATCTTAAACGCTCCTTGTCGTATCGATCAGGCGAAAGAGACCTCTCAGACTGCGGACACTATCAATTTTGAGAACGTCGACAAGATGGTCGATCAGGTTCTCGGCGATAAAGCGGTTTGGTTTGCTCATCGTACCTGTATGAGACAGCTCCGGAATATGGATTTTCCGGGAGACAGCTCTCCGGTCTGGCTTCCAAAAGGCGCTTGGGGACAGCAAGAGCAAACTTTGTTCGGCTATCCGCTGGTTAAGAGTGAACATTGCAACGTTGTCGGCGACCTCGGCGATCTTATGCTCCTAAATCTCGACGAATACCTCCTTATAGAAAAACAGGGAATTTCGGCCTCCGAAAGTTCTCACATTTATTTCTTAACAGGAGAAAAAGCGTTTCGTTGGGAACTCCGAGCAAACGGATTACCGATGAGAAATTCGGCTGTTACGGACGCCAACGGCTCCGGAACGACCTCTCCGTTCGTCGCTCTCGCCGCTCGCGCTTAATTGAGATCGAGCACTAATTAAAAACTTTTTTTTAAGGAAAGAGAAAGATGAACAAGATACTCGAAGAAATAAAAATTATTAACGGGCTTGCTCCGGCTGCGGATCGGTATAACTCCGATCCGGCGACCGACATCGTTAACGCTGGCCGTTATGATCGAATCGTTTTCTTGCTGTTTCAGGTTACAGCGGGAACAAACACCGGGACCGCAACAATCACGATCGAGGAATGCGACGACGTTTCGGCGTCTAATTCGACCGCGATCGCGTTTAAGTATCTCGCGAATGTTGCGGCAGGAACGAGCGACGATTTCGGCGCTTGGCAAACTGCAACGGCTTCCGGGTTTTCGACTACTGCGAACAAAACAGCGATCTACGCTGCGGAGGTTTCAGGGGCCGATTTAACGGACGGTTATCCTTACGTGAGAATGGTTCTCACGGAATCGGTGGACGATCCTGTCACTGGTTGCGTTCTGATCCTCGGCTGTAATGGACCAAAAGGCGATCCTAACACTCTTTTAACTGCGATCGTTTAAATGATTAGGCACGATTTAGAAGTTCAAATTCGAGCCATCAAACCGATCGAAGTTCGGGCGGGAGTTTTCTCCCGTCCGGGCGATGGGCTCAGTCTCGAAAGCTCCAAAGCTCAGGAGCTCGTCGAGGCTGGGCTCGCTGTTTATAACTCGGATTTTCGAGAGGAACTCCTCCCTCCGGAAAGAACTCCCGAGAGTCGCGTCCGGACGGCAGAAAGAAAAGCCGCAAGGACGGACGCTCCGAAAACTCCGAAGAAAAAACGAAAGGGGTTAAAGGATGCCGGTAACAGTGACAACAGCTCCAACGGAGGAGCCGCTCTCAAGGGCTGATCTAAAAGATCACCTAAGACTCACAAACGACGACGACGACGAGGACGGATACCTCGAAGGGCTGATCGTTATGGCTCGGAGAGCGATCGAGGTTCAGACTCGCCGCTCGATTATTACTCAAACGCTGCAATTGACTCTCGACGGGTTTCCTCGCGGCCGAGTTATTAAGTTACCGAGACCGCCGGTCGCGTCGGTTACTTCTGTTAAGTACGACGATACCGCCGGGACCGAACAAACGCTTTCGACGGACTACTATCAGGCGGACACCTATTCGACTCCTGGCCGTGTAGTTCTAAAAGACGGTTACTCCTGGCCGAGCACTATCAACAATGCGAACTCGGTTCGGATCGTTTACGTCGCGGGTTATGGCGCGGCGACGGATGTCCCGGAGGACTTAATTCAGGCGATCAAATTTTTAGCGGCTCACTGGTACGCGAACAGAGAGCCGGTCGCGACGGGGCCGGGAAGTTTTACGGCGGTCCCTCAAACGTTTGATTTTTTAGCTGGGCCTTATCGGGTTTATTGATGATTAGAGCCGGGAGATTGGACAGGAAGATCACGATCGAGCGGAAAACGACGACGACGGATTCGATCGGCGGGGTTGTCGAAACCTGGGCGACCTGGAAAACGGCATGGTCGGAGGTTGTCCCGGTCTCCGGGAGAGAGGCTCTCAGGTTTAACAGGCCGACGGCCTCGAGGGTTTCTAAGTTCGTTATTCGATACCTCTCCGGACTTACGGAGAAGGATCGGATCGTTCACGATTCCCAAAATTGGGATGTGATTTATATACGCGAGATCGGCCGGCGGGAAGGCTTGGAAGTTATCGCGGAGGCAAGTTTCTAGATGGCAAGACAAAGCGAGGTAATCGGGCTCGACGAGGCTCTAAAAACATTAAAACAAATCCCGGTCGCAATAGAGGCGGAGCTAAACCGCTGCGCTCTCAATAAAGCCGCTGAAATTATGAAGAACGAAGCGGAGGCAAAAGCTCCGGAGGACAAGGGAGAGCTAAAAGGAAGTTTCAAGATCAGTAAACGAAAAAGGAAAGGATATCTCCGGCTAAACGTAATTACAAAAGCGAAACACGGAGTTTTCCAGGAGTACGGATACCAATTAACAAGCAAGGCCGGCGGAGTCATTAAAAAAATGCCGGAAAATCCCTCGGGCGGTTTTATGCGATCGACTTGGGACAAACACTCCGGGCGAGCAATGAAGGAATTCGAAAAGGAGCTCGTTTCGGTGGTTAAAAAATTCGAGACAAAGGGAACATGATAGACGAGGCGGTTTATTATTTATTGGCTAACACTTCAGGGATAACGAATCTCGTTTCTACGCGTATATATAACGCACATCTCCCTCAAGGAGTTACTTTTCCCTGTATCTCATTCTGGACAGTTTCAACTTTCGATAGAGAACTCATTCACGGCGGGAGCGCGAACGTTGCGACGTCGCGTTTTCAAATTAACTGTTTCGCGGACGATCCGAAAGAAAGCGAAAACGATCGCGGCTGCGGTCCGGTCTCTCTTCCAAGGATACAGCGGAACGGTTAACGACGCGGAGGAGTTATTTTTTTGTCAAGGTTGAAGATGGAACAGATTTATTCGACGAGGATTTGAAAATTTATCATATCCCTGTCGATGTTTTGATCTCGTATCGCGAGACCTAAAACTTTTAAATTGATGGAGGATTAAAAATGACTGTAGCAGTCACGGCCGCACATGGGGCCTTTGTAAAAATCGGAAATAGCGCCTCGCCGGAGTATTTCTATTACATCGACGGGGTTCACAATGGGCCGAATGGTCCTGTTTTAAATGCGAGAGTGATCGAGGCCGCTCATCACGGATCGA